CTAAAAAAGTATATCCAATATCTGGGTGCGAGAAAATTTTTGTGAATATGCTTTTTAACGTTATGCTCCAAGTGCCCTGAGGAAAATTTCCGCTCCCTTGCTCTGGATTAGGTAGATGGCTAACGAATGGCTGCAATAGGTCAGGATCATCCATTACATTACCGGACGTAACGTCGGTTCCACCCGCCGTTTTGCCATTAACCCAAATACTTGACGGTATAGTTGTTGATGTTAAAATTCCATCCCCGGCAGTGCCAATTACCGAGGCTTGCAATGTCATCGCAATCTCTCCCGTAATATATGGTGCGGGCGCAAAAGCAGTGGCTACGCCTAAAGCAGTTGTTGCGGCTGCGTATGCAGAACCTGAGCTAAATGGAATTAAATTTATAGCGTCCGATAAGTTTTTAAGAGAATCTATATCATGTCCGCCTCCGCCGACTTTTCCTACTAAAACATCCCCGTCTGCACTACCGCCTGTTATTGCATTTTGGAATGTATAAACTTTCCCATTTATAGTTACAGTTTTCCCCGCAACAATATAGTCAACTCCGTTGCCGCTCGTCACTAAGGTATCAGTTGCAAATCTGCTGCCAACAGTGCCGGGATTGAATTGCGGATTATTCCCATTTATATAATCATTCCCGATTGTTAAGATCGGATGATTTTGGACGGCTGGAACTCCGGGCTTCGTGCCTATATATAAGCCACCGTATATATTATATTGAGCCGTATCGACATCTGAGGATGTCCACAAAATATCCTGAACAAGGACATCATTCAATCGTTGAATGAGTGGCGAGGATTTTATTGTTACTTTCTTCCGCGTTAATTCAGTAGCCGTTTCAGGCGCACTAATTATTCCTATGTTTGTATATTTGAAATCTTTTCTTCTGAAATCCCCGCAATATAAATGTTCGTAGGTATTATCGTTTCTTTGGCGGATTATCCGAAGAGTATACTTTGCATTCTCATCAAATAGCATCCATTCAAAGAGCGTGAGAAGTTCGGGGATTAAGTCGTATGAAACGGGAGTACTATTCGTTACGCTTGAAAAAGAAAACGGGGAGTCGAATTCAACATCTAATAAATCAGATAAAAGTATAAGCCCGTTTTCCTGTTTCGTCTTTTGAATCTCTAAATCAGGGGACATCAAAAGATCGAACGAATCCAGAATGATCGTATCGGCTGCGGGGAGCGTAAAATCTAAATCCGAATTATCATAGGTATAACGCCCGTCATTCTTCGTGCCCGTAGGAGAAGCTCGGTTTATAGCAATGAGGAATTTTCCAATGTTACTTTGGAATGCCTGAATTCTTACTTGTTTATAATGAGGTGTTGCCATTATCCGAGTGCTCTAACTTTGTTGTTTGCCTGAACTCTATCGGCGGAAAGTTTCGCGCCGAATGTATCATAAATTATCGGAATAACTTGAGGTTGATTTAACCTTGCTATTGCTTTTTCAATATTGGCAGAACTACCGCCCGTGTTTTGAATCTTCGCAAATAGTCCGTTAAGTTGAGGGGATGTGAATACATGTTCGTCCCCATGAACTATGCCGCGAACTTCGCCGGGTTTACCGCCCGTGTAGCCGCCATCCGCGAATAATCCCGCACCCGCGCTAAGGATACTCCCAAAAATGTTTAACCCCGGAATAACGGAAAGAATTGAACCTAAAGCTCCAACGCCTTGGGCGGCTGTTATGCCATTCCCTTTTTTTGCGCTCCCTGCTGTTTTTAATAATGTTGTTGCGATAGAAGCCCCTATAATTTCGCCGTCTGCTTTTTTATCTGCTTTACTATCAGTCAATGGCGAGTCTGCTTTACCGAATTCCTCTTGTGCCATTGTTATTTTTCGCGTAGTCTCCGAATCCGTAATTCCTGCAATCGGAGAACGTTTACCTTGTAGCATAGCAATTATATTAGATTCAAAATGTAATTGCTCTAAACCGCCGCCACGTCCTATCTCATCAAATCCGCCAGCAGTATCAGCGTCCGAACCGCCTACTTTCAGATTGCCCCAATCTCTTAATGCGGTAGTGCCAAAACCTTTGCCAAGTAAAGCGTTTAATGTCGTTGTTCTTCTTTCAAGTTCGGATAAAGATTCATCTAAATTAAATCCTTTTGAAAGCCCCTCTGCAATCTCAGGTTTATCCATAAAATCCTGCATCTCTTTATAATGCCGTGCGATTTTTGTTTGATCTTTGCTTTCACTACCGCCACCTTCATTAAGCTGTGCGTATGGCAGCGATCCTCCTTTTGCAGTTTCCCCCGCCATTAACTTTTTTACTGTCTCTGCTGAAATTACATATTCTCCGAAGTGAACCATGCCAGCGAGTTTAGATGAATCTCCATCTCCCGTGTAGCCGCCTAAAGCAAAACTATTGCCGAAGAGAACCTTCAATGCCTCATCTATAGGGCTAAGTGCGGGGGATTCATTTGTTTCTCCCTGTGCACCCGTAATTGGCTTTAATGCCTCTTTATAAAGATCGCTACGCAAAGGAAATTCAACTGCTTCACCACGCTCTTTATCTCTTTTCTTTTTACCGAAGAGAGATTCAGAAAGAACTTCCAATGCCTTACTCTCAAGTAATTTCATTGCAGCTTTTCCGATGTCTGAAAACATTCCCTCAAGCACATTGCCCGTCTTTCTTGCGTCTTCATCTATCGGCTTAAAAAACTGTTCATACCACGCCGTGTATGCTTTTGAAGCAGGTGAAGTAATAACCGCTAGAAGCTCTTCGTTAAATTTTTTCTCTTTATCTAATTGTTCTATTTTTTTTACTTTATCTCTCGCTGCAACTGTATCAAATAATTTTTCTTTCTCAAGATAATTTTTAACCCTAAAATCGTATTCTATTGTTTGCAGCTTGTAATCAATTTCATTAGCATAATTCTTTTGATCGAAAAGATATTTTTGATAAGCCTTATAATTAGTCAAATCCTGTTGGTAAAGCTTGTCCCGCGCTTCGTTCCCAGCAGTAATGATCGCCACCCCATCCTTATCAATCGCTATAGCTTTAGAAAGAGCCTCTTTGCCAACTACTCCTTTAGCTATATAATAATTTTTTACTGCCGCTAAATTGTTTTGCCGCTCCTCTTCCTCTGCTGCATTTTTTGCGCGTGTAAAATTGAGTTCGGAATGGTCTATTTGAAATTGATCGTAGGCTGCATTAATAGCTATTTCTTTTAAGACTGCATTCTGCGCTTTAGCTGCATCGAATGCCTCTTGAGCTACGTCTTTTTTGGATTTCTTAAAGTCCGCACCAAATTTATTATCTTTTTTAGGTTTAGCTGATGAAATAGCTTTGTCGGAAATAGCTTGATCTAAAATAGTATTTACTTCGGTAACGATTTGAGACTGCTGCTCCATCGTTAAAGCTAATGGGTTGCCATGTGATAAATGCTGAGAGGCATAATCAACTAATTCTTTTCTTGCTACGTCTTTATTAAAGTATTTCCCTGCTACTAAACTTGTAGCCAACCCGCGTGTTTCGTCTCTTGTTTTTTCTATTAAATTAGCGACTTGTTCCTTGCCATAGCTTTCAGGAGAGAATAATTTCTTAAAAGCATCAACTAAATCATTTGCAGTAGAAAGAATGCCCGAAAGCATAGGCATAAGTTTTTGCCCCAGAGAAATAGCAAAATTTTCTTCCTCAATCTTTGCATGTTTGAATCGCTCGGCAGTCGATTCCATTGTTTTATTAGACTGTTCTTGAGCCGCATTCGTCCCTGTTATTTTTTGAGTCGTAGTAGCTAAGGCAACGGAATCCTGCATGAGTGCCTCCGCTATTTTAATAGCACCTCTCGCACCTTGCCCGAAAATCTGAGTTAGGATTTCCATTCTATTAACTGGGTTTCCTACTCCATTTAATTTCTCCTTTAATAATTCGATGGATTTATTTAACCCTACTTTTTCGGGGTTAATCATATCGTAACTTAATCCAAGTCTCTCAAGAGCGTGAGACATTGCGGGAGTTCCTGCCGAAATCTTTGTGATAAATAGAGCGAACTTGCCGCCTGCTTCTGCACCATCGACGCTATTCTTATTTAGAACTTCAATAGCGGCAGCCGTTTCTTCTAATGAAATCCCTGCATTATGAGCCACTATTCCGGCAGTTTTTAATCCTTCTGCAAGTTGTGGCATTTTTGCAGTACCTTCGCGCGAAGCAGCAGCCAACACATTAGCTATATTTTTTAATGACTCTGCTTGTTGATCTGCACTACCCACTGCTAATCCAAATTGATGGAGTGTCCCCGTTAAGATCGTTGAAGATTCTTCCGCTGTTATTTTTTGAGCCTTAGATAAAAGCAAAACCGAATCAGTGGCGGAGTTTGTGGCGGCTATATTACTTACAAATTCTTGCCCTAATGAACGAAGTATATTTTCTGTGGCAGCAACGGCATCCGGCAATTCTGTATTATATGCAATAGCAGTTTTTCTTAATTTTTCTCCTAATTTATCTAACGCCTCTCCAGAAATTCCCGTAGTATTTGATAAGTGGATTAAAGCACTTTCAAAATTAGCAGCATCAGTAACGCCTTGCTTTAAGGCAATCCCTACGGCAGCCGCTAAACCTCCGCCTGCCAATAACCCGAAACCTAATCCAGTAGAATTTATAAGGTTTCTTCCAGTGCCAAGAATTCCATTTTTTGAACCCTCGCCCTTATGGTTTACTTCATCGCGTTTTCTATATTCTAAATCTAATTCCTTTGTGAGTGATTTTTCAGCCGCCAGTTGTTGCTGTATTCTTGCCTTCGTATCGTCAAGTTGAAAAACGGAAAGTGCTTTGGTGAGAGTGCGGATTTTATTATGATGAGTATCGTATTCTTTCTCTAAATTTTTGAAAGAAAGTTTGGAGTATTTTGTAGAGAGTTCGCCGCGTTCTTTTTCAATGCCGTCTATGATTTTATTTGTGCGCTTTTCGAGAGTCGCAACATCCCCTAAATACTTCTCATGGTCTTTTAATCTTTTCGCATATTGCGAACCGCCGTCTTTTGAGGATTGCGTTGCATAGGACTTTAGACTTTTATCAACGTCCGAAGTATCGGCACTGAATTTTATTCTTACGTTAGCATTCATGTAGGTTTATTTTCTTCTGCAATTATACCATCGTTTACCTTTTCACACGATTTAAGTGCGCTTTTCAAAGAAAGATACTCTGTTATTTCATCAATGCCGCCTTCCGTGCCCTTCAATGAAATATACTCTTCATAAGATTCGGATACCTGAATAAGCGTGAGAAGATTTTGATATTCCGTTGGAATAAAATCCGTAGCGGATACAAGGAATCTCTCGCCCTTCGTTGTTAGGTAGTGCCCGTATCTATTTTCTTCTTTGAACTCTTGTCTTTTTTGCCAGAAGCGTTCTCCGATGATTCCTGCCCTTCGCTTTCTTTCGTCGAAGGCTTCTGACTCAAGTAGAAAAAATTTATAGCATCGTTCATCAACTCCTTATCCGCTCGGTCTGCTACCGTTGAAAGTTTAGGAGTATTTTTATCTTTTGGCAAACAAATAAGATTGAGTTGATCTAAACAAACTCTATCACTCCATTCATTTACGCCCAAATTATTAAAGAATCTATCCATGACCGATTTTAGCATGTCATCGTTCGGGATAATTCTTGTTTCTTTATTTTGAGCGGCAAGAGTTCGGAGAATCATTCCCGCCGCTTGTTCCTGTTGCGTCTTTACAATTTGCGAATGCGGCGTGTCGTCGTCTGCTTGTTCGGCTATTGATTTGTTAAGTTCTCGCGTTAGCCATAGATGGGCATGGCTGTAAGGAATTTGTCTTATTCGTGCAATCTCTGAAAGTGTGAAACTATCAGGTATTTGCCACGTCCATTGTTCCCCTGCCACGAATTGAACATCCGTGTACTCTCTTTGCTTTATCGGTTTTGGTGCTCTTGGTTGAAATGACATATTTAATCTTTGATTATAAAAAAAAAACGGGATTCCGTTAAGAATCCCGTCCATTCTATAAAAACAAATCCCCTATGTTAAAAAAAACTTCTACTTCTCGCGGGTACAATGCCACTGTAATTCAGTGCCGCCTAAAAATTGCCCAGTCCAGACTCCGTCAAGCTGAGTATCATTTTTATTTATTTGTGCCCGAATCTTATGAAGAGTAGCCGCCCCATATTGGTAATCTCTCTCCATGATAAACACAGAATCATTCTCTATAACTCCGATTGCAGTTGAAGAGTCTGGCATATACGGGCTTCCGTTTAGCCATCCCGTGCTACCTAAAATACTATCTCCATTTTGAGATATATTCCACGCCTTACCGTCGCTCCATGATCCAGAGAGATTATGCGAATAAGTTTGTGGTGCGCTTATTGGATTCGCCGCACATCCTGAAATCAGTAAAAGAACTATCAGATATTTCATATATTTTTAGTTGGTTAAAACGTTGCATTTTACGTTTCTTCCGCCTGAATGTTATCTGAATTATTATTCATTTCCTTAACTTCTTTCTTTTGAACGTTTAACGGTTCAAACTGCGCCTTCAAACGGGCTTCGGTTATGTAGTAATTTGCACCATGCTGAGAAGAGCTACCATCCGTATGAGTTACTTTATATGGATGGTCTTCATTCGTAGTGTTATGAAATTTCGGGTCTATCTTTTCAATGTCAACGATTTCGCCGTTACGCTTATCTTTATATTGCATTAGTTGTAACCAATTTTTCCTTTATAAACTTCCTCAACTGCTGAAGACTGACCTAAATCCATATATGTAGTGTCCGTGTATCCGCCCGGGTTTACTGGAACGTCGCCACTTAAAGTAACTTCAATCCATGAATCGCCCGGCTTTTCAGATAATCTATAATCGGGGATATTAGATACTACACCGTTAGTAAATTTGTAATCGTTGCCTGATTTATCAAATGCTTTTAGGACTGCGACATCTTCACGGTAATCGGTCAAGAATGCTTTGGCTTGCAAATAATTCATATCAACAATTTGCACTTTCCCAGCGATTCTAATGCCCTGAACGAAGGAGCGATTTCTATTATCTGGCTTGCCTCCGTACGACTCCCATGTTATTTCTGAGTCCATCCCTACTTTACCAGGAGCGGCGGTAGTGATTGAATTTTGCACCGAGAAAGAATCAAAGATAGGGATTACTATACTTTGTCTATCGTAGGCTTCTGCTGTTAGCCCCAAAGTAGTACCGCCCGTATTTGCCGCCAGTGCGGCGGTCGAAGAACTGAAAAGAAAATCCAGTTCATCGGTAGAAAGTAATGAAGTAATGTAAGAGTTTAACGTTATAACGCAATTTGCATTTTTACCGTTAATAGTTCTTTTGATCTTCATACCTAAAGACGTTGTGCCCGTAGCTTGTGCGCCTAAAGCGGCTGCGTTGTTTATAAATGTAAACCATCCCATAGAGGTTGCGCCGCCGCCAATCGCTTTGAACTGCGCGTCAACGTATCCTCTTGCAAGTTGTACGTAGTTTGCCCAATAGAGCGGTTTAATTTGCTCCGTTGTATATGTTACTGTTGCCTCGTGCTGAAAAGCCTTATCCCTATTGGCAATATCTTTCCCTGTTATCGGTTTAATTTCCATAAGGCCCTCGTCGCGCAATCCGGGCGTTATCGCATCGGAAGCATTGAATGCTAAATTTTGCGGAGTGAGTCTGATGTTATCAAACCTACTTCCGGGCTCATGCCCTATAACTACGCCCTGATGTCCTGTTTCTGCCATTTTGTTTTCTCCAAAATATAATTAAATTTATCTTCTATGTCAACTCCTTCGTGCGTGAACTCGCATTTTATGACATCAAAACGCGACGCATTAAAATCTTTGTATTGCTCTGCTGCGATATTCGGAGTGCTCCCGAATATACAGAGCGTCGGTACGCCTAAAGCTCTTGCAGTATTCATCGTACCGCTATCCGCACCTACTACCAATTTAGCCGAATAAATATATGCAAGAAATTCATCAAACGAATCGGCTAAAATTTTCTTCTTATCAAAATTCCTATTCTTAAAAAGTATAGATAATTTCCTAAAGTATCGCATTACTTTTTTTACTGCAACGCGAATCCTATCCTTCTTATTATGCCTCGGCATTGGCTTTATTTCTCTATTGAAGAAATATAAGCACGACTGCCCAAACATTACTATCTTATTATTTTTCAATAACTCTTTGTAGAGTTTTTTCTGCTGTAAAATTCTTCTGTTCTTTGAAGCGGAATCCGGTGCGAATAGAATATATTCATCTCCGAAAACTCTTTGTGGCTTCAAAACTTCAACCCATGAAAAATCTCTCTTCGGCGTAGTCTCTATCAGTTCTGCGAAATACTCTATCCTATTTGAATGGAATGCCGCCTTAACCCCTGAATATCCTACGCTCCATTGATCTAATTCATAAATAATGCCGAACTCATTTCTCAAATCAAAAACTTCGCGTTGCCCTTCAAAATTTTCACCTATAAAGCATTTGAATCTGTAAAAATGCTCTTCATCATCTTTAGGGTTTACCGAAGGATAAACTTTGCATCCCAACGAAGTCCAGATTTTTCTTGTGAACGGCTTACAGAAAACAGTGATATCAAATCCTTCGGAAATCTTTTGGGCAATCGCTGGCATAGCAGAAATATCATCCCCTATACCGTGTCCGGTAAAAGCGATTGCTATTTTCTTACTATCTCCATTTCCGATTATCTTCATGTCTGTGGTACGAAATTATTTACCTGAACTACTATTTCTAAAGAATGCAAATAATACTGCGATTTGATAGATCGTCCTTCATCAATCCATTTTGAGTTCACATCGAATCTGTGATGAACTGATTTCCAAAGATTTTCCCCGCCGCCTTCTGCTGTTCTAAATTCCCAAATCTCTTGCCCTGCTGAATTCTTTTGGAACGGGATTCCCGTCGTTAGGTCATCCGTTGGAACTCGCAAATTCTGCAATACTTTTCTATGAATTTGCATCATATACCGTTGAATGTCGGGGTAAGTCCCATCATTATTATTCGGTATGTAACTCATAAAAAGTATTTTGAGCGGAGTAAAAAGATACATTTCGTCGAATTGATTTGAAGAATTGTATCCTTCCGCCTCTTCCCCGAAATAAACGAACGCGGCGGGGGCTGATTGCTCTAAAATATCCGCGTATGAACTTTCGGTCAACGGAAGCACCGTATTAAAACTCGGCTTATTCGGATCGTTGTCGTTATCTGTCAAAGAACGAAGTTTAGCTATTACATCCGTAATAACTCTTTGTGCAGGAGCATCATCGTAATTGTAATTTTGCGCCTGCATTTATTTCAAATTATCTAAGCCTCTCACTACCGCTTCTTCAATTAGGGGAATATCCATAGGAGAAATGCCTACAAACTCCCTTGCGTTCATATTCTCTGTACCGTCGTTAAGATACCCCGCTAAATCTTCGTTATTATCATCGTACCTTAACTCATTTGTTGAAGTATCAAAATAACGTGATTGCTTTAATTCCCCTGTCACGGTTAGGTTTACAATGTCCGTTCGCAAACCCATTCTTTTTCTCTCGTAAACCGTAGCTTTTTTATACCGCTTAAAAAACTCGCCTTTATAATTTCTTCCTATTGAAGTTTGCTCTAATTCCTGTTTTTGAACTACTGTTGCCGCTATCTTTAGAGCTTTCTTTTCTGCGAAGTTCGTTAGCTTCTTTGAAATCTTCTCTATGTCCGATTTATTTACGACGAAGTTCATTTATATATCCAGTTTATAGAGTTCTTTGAGTTTAGTTCGCATCAACTTCGACACTCATAGTCCAATCGTTCAAATTGCCACCGCCGATATAAGCAACCGAAAGAAAATCCCCTGCCACGAATGTTACTGAGCTTATCGTATTGCTCGCGCTCTTTACTCCATTTGGGTAAATTGCGAACAATGCAGTAGCTATACCATTCTTATAAATCATTATCGTGTCTGTGCCATCCGGCGAGCCCGACACAGAGTTTGCATATAAGTTTTTGATCGTACCTGAAAACGGAGCTATTGTGGCTACGATATTTGAATAGCTCCCAACAGTCGGATACGATGCACTTGGCGTTCCTGCATTAAGCGGAGCATATCTATTAAATGTGCCTACTGGGGCATTGACGCTCCACGTTGATTTAACCCCTGAAAAATTAGTAGCTGTTATCGTGCCGCCGCATGTAACATTACCATTCTTCGCAATTTGCAAGCAATCAAAAGTAGAGGCATTGCCATCTTTGCCGCCGTTCGCAAATACTGCAAGTAGTCCTGTAGTAGTTGTGTTGCCGTTGCCGTAAAGAAATTCTCTTGCATTTCTCGCCGTCACTACTCCGCCGTTCCCTATCTCTGTAGTTGAATCAAAGGCGGATGTGCTTTGCCCTGTAATGCTCTGAATGCAAATATCATAATTTGCAGTGTTGTTGTATCCTGAAAAAGCACCGAGCGCGATGTTGTTCAATCCTTTCGTTCTCGCATTCATACCGAGGGCTGTTCCGTTACTTTTATCGGTTTCACTTGCATAGCCTACAGCCGTTGAATTTGCAGAGCCTAATTGATTTGAAGCATCAGCCCCAACCACTACATTCTGTCCGTGATTGCCGTCCTGACTTTGCGACGTGTCGAAATCCGTTGCAGAGTATCCCTGAGCAAGTGACGCAAAAGAACGAGCATCCGTGCTTGCACCCACAGCAGTAGCGAAATCGCCAGTAGCTTTTGCCCCCGGCGTTCCTGAGGCTTCAGGAGCACCAATAGCAACCGCACCTGTTCCCGCTAGTGATCTTGTTCCAAGTGCTATACCATTCCATCCTGCAACAGAGGAGTCACCCATTGCAAAACCTTTTCCTCCTGCCGTTACCGAAGGAGGGAGAACGGGCAAACCTGTGTCGGTTGTAATCCAGTTCATTCTTCCTGAATAGGAAATGAAATTACCGTCGCTTGAGAAAAGGAAATTTCTTGTTAACGGGTTATCGTCCGTTCCTGAAATTCCCGCGTGAGATGAGGCAAAAATAATATCCCCGCCTAATCCTGCACCTGTTGAAATACCCCCTGCTATGGTTATGGAGCCGCCTGGCAAGTCGTTCCCCTGAGGAACACATCCAGTCCCATGTATCGTATAATTTGCAGGGGTTGATGCCGAGTGCATTCTATATCCATCCCCAAAAAATACATCATATATGCCATGTCCTTGTTTCCCGCAAATAAATAAATTACTCAATGTGTCTGGGTCATCCGCGCCTGAGCCTGAGCCTAAAGCTATTACCCAGTTCCACGACTGATTACTCGTGGTAACATTACCCGCATTATAGCCTATAATGGTATTATTGTCGCCATCATTATTTCGGTTTAATGCCCTAAACCCAATTATAGTATTGTTAGATGCGCTCTGAGCATATTGCAAAGCATAGCATCCCACTACCGTATTTCTCGTCCCATCGGTATCCGATTGCAACGCATCCTCTCCTATTGCGATATTATTTCCACCGTGAATAATACCTAATCCAGCCTCAAATCCAAAAGCCGTATTCTCCTCACCATCCATTATATTTCTTAGCGCATGTATGCCAGATGACGTATTGAATCCGCTCGATAAGATATTGTTCCCGCCTCCAAGCGTAAAACTATTATTATTTGACGTGTCAACATAAACTACTCCGCCCCCTCCACCTGATGGGGTTTGCCAAGTTGTAGTAAGTGGACTCCCTGTCACGGTAAGAACTTTTGCCGAATCAGCGTGAGTATATTTCGGAACCCCGCCACGATTAACTGGTACGCGAGTTGTATCCGCACCATAAGCGAAGGAAGAAAAAAGCAAAAGAAAAAATAAAATTTTCATTTAGTTCGGTATCCAATAGGAAATTAAAAGTGTAGCTGATGGGGCAGTATTCAATATAAGCGTGGAATTTGATAAATTAAATTCCGTTGGAGATATAAGCAGAGAATCCAATGCAACTACTGCCGTTCCGAGAACAGGGCACTCGTTATTCTTCAATGTGAATGTGACGTTATTCCCGTCTATAACTCCCGAAGGAACATAGAACGGAACAAGCATTGCCGTTAATTCTCCATAACCCTGAATTTTACTCATAAACTTTTTATCCTAAAATTACAACTTCGCTTCGTGTAAATCCGCGCTTCCAATCGTTCATTATTCCGCTTCCTGAAATATCAATATCAACTAAAGAAAGTCCGCGTGATTTGTCTCTCTCATATTCTTTTCGCCAGAACGAAATAGTCAAATCCATATAATCCACGTTCGTTCTATCTTGATAGTTTGCCCTGTTCCTGAATAGTCCATCTTTTGCCATTGCTAAAATAGCGGCGGATGTTGCCATGTGTAAGAGTTCGGTTTCAGTCGGAGAGAGAATATAATTTATTGCATCCCCCGCCTGAAATAAATCCCACGTTACATCCGTCGTTCCAGTGTTGCGATTGATGTAAAGGTTTCTATTTTGCATATCTGCTAAACAGTCCCCATTCTTTGCTAACCCTGCGAATGTACCCGCTCCGCTTCCCGCATTTGAAGGAACTCCATAATTAAAACGGAGTAAAGGGATTTGCCCGTAAACTGCATACCCGGAAATATCAATGAACAAACCATCATAACTAAAGAAACCATACGTCGGATAACTCCAACTTCCGAAGCCACGATCTGCGAGTTCCAAATTACGTGAGAACTCACTTTGCGAAGCATCAACCTGACTTCTTTTGAACGCCAAAAAACTCTTTATAGCAGTTGGTATTTTCTGCTGAAAATAGTTTACTAAATCTTGACGAATCCAGTCTTTTGATAAATCAATTTTTGATTGTATCAAAATATCTAAATTCGCATTATAAACTACGTTCGTTCCCGTCCCTGTTGTCGTTATGTCAACCGAGGTGCCGCCCTTAACTGTAGAAATCTTAAATGTCGTAGGGGACACCGATATAACATAATAACTCGTATTAGCTGTCAAGGGACTTGGAAGCGCACCGCCCGTATTCTCAAATTTTAATAAGTCATTTACTAAAAAATTATGATTAACGGTAGTAGTGAAAACATCGGTAGCAGTATCAACGGTATATCCTATTCTCACATTATCGCTTTTCGGATATTGAAAAGAGATTTCGGGACTGTTAAGTCTGTTCCTAACGTCCGCTACTGTTGTGAGTGTTTGCTGCGCCCATGTTTTCTGTGGCATTGTAAGAATAGGCGGGGAGAATTTCCCCGCCCGTTACTTTAATTTTTATCCTGCTACGATTGCCTGTTGAGTTAAGCCGCGTGTAGTCGCGTCATAAGGTTTCTGTGTTGGGCTGAAAATAGCTAAACAAGAAGCAAACGTACCTGCACTTCCATCGCCGAATGACCCAACGATCTTCTGGTATCTTTTACGAAGTCCGTTTACCGGACAAAAGATAGCAAATAAATGATTGTCATCCGTAGCCGAAGGAAGCGTGAGTGGTAATACAGAGAAGTCCGCTAAAGGAACGTCCGTGTATGAGCCGCCCGAAGTTTCGCATTCGGTTAATTTCAGTGCGACGGTTGCAATATCCGTAGCTCCATAGCTTACGATATAAGCCACATAGTTCATCCCGAAAGTATCTTGATACCCTGGAGAAAGAATAGTCCATGCAGCGTTATCATAAATTGCGGCAGGTGGAACTACGTTCTGGAATTTTAATGCTTGTAAATCAGTCATTGGTAATTTTTCCTTTCAATTTTAGTTTGATTTAAGTCCCACCATTGCACCTGCCAAAGACGAGGAGCCTAGTTCATGGTTTATCATGCCGACGCGCTCATCAATGCGGATAGTCGTAGTGTTAGTCGATACGTTTGTATCCCCCTGATTAGCCTGAAATACAGTGTACTCGCCTTTAGAGACGAACGTCGAACTGAATTCAGGGTCACCATAGAGAAGTGAGATAGTACCTGTTCCGGGGTCTGTACCGGGAAGAACCTGAGATACAACTACCTCAACTCCATCCCATTGCTTTGAACCCATGAAAACCGAACCACTGGAACCCTGCTCCAACATAAGCAAGTTCGTACCTCCAGCCTTAGCAAGCTGAGTTCTCAAAACTGTACGGTAATAATTGTTATGGCAGAATAGTTTAGGTTTCATTCCTGGGAATTCAGGAAGAGCACCCATAAGAGCTTCAATGTCTGCGACTGTTTGTGCAGCCCATGTCGTACCTGTTCCTTGCAAAACTACTCCGGCATTTGAACCGATTGCAAGAAGTCCGGGGATAACTCCAACCGTATTACCATAAGCGGCAGTGCCAATTCCATTGAAGAACGCATCATCTTCTTTTTGCCCCATTTGACGAACTGAATCTTTTACGATCCATTCGGATAATCCGATAATAGAATCAGCGTTCAATTCATTTGAAATACTAACCAAAGAGGAGAGACGTTTCAAAAGAACCTGAACTTGATCTATGCCCATTTGAGATGGAGAAATCGTTGCGAGTTCACCTTCCCATGCTACCCCAACACCGGACTGCATTCTTGGCTGTCTGTAATCATTGGAAGAAACAGCAACGTTACGGGCATACTTTCTTGCGATACCGTAGAACTGCTGTAAGTAAATAAAGTCATTGGAGAATTCAGGCGGCACTAAATATCCACCCGCCCCAACCGTACCTTCATTCATTACAAGATATTCATAGCCAAGTTCGTTAGCTTTACCCTGATAATGTCTGCGAGTAACTTCATTCCCTGCGACTGCACCAAGAATAAAAACTCCGAACTCATAAGCGCGGCGTTCATCCGAAAGTGTTTCGCGTGTTCCATTTCTGCGGAGAACTTCACGATCACCGATAAATGCAGAAAGTTTTCCGATTGATTTAGGACGTGCGAAATTTTCAGAGGCTAAAGGAAGTTGATTCCCTAAAGTGTTAGTCTGTCTGTTTTGATTTGCCTTAGTGCTCATTTGCGAAGCTAAGAGTGCGGCGTCCGCTTGAGTTTTCTTTACAAGGATTTCCTGCGCTTCGATCTTTGTATTTTGATTTGCAAGTGCCTGAGCTTTAGTAAAATTCTCTGGCGAAATAGTTACTGGATTTCCAGTAGCATCTTTATCTGCCAAGAGCAGAAGTGCGGCATCCTCATTCTGCTTTCTCTGCACACCGAGTGCGGAGATATTGGCAGTAGGGAGCCATGTTTGAAACTGTAATTCTTCCATGTTCTTAAAATGTTTTAGTGTTGGAATTGTTTGCGGAGTATCATTGCTTTTAGTGCAAGTGCTTCCGCGTTAATTTTAGAGGCTTCGGTTTCGCCATTCGGGTTATGCTTATCTAAAAAGTCATCCAAACTTTGAATACATTCCTTCATTGTTTTAGAATGATCTTTTAATCCTGAATCCATCGCATCGCGGGTTGCTTTTACAGCCTCCCAATTTGTTTTAGATACGGCTTTGCCCGAAAGAATACCGAGCTTCTTTTTCTCCACGTTCTTCTCTGCCTGAGAGAGTGTTCGTTTTACATAAGCGGATAAGACTGCCTGAGTCCGCTCCCTTAGTTGTGTATTTGGCACGTCCAGCGTACCGAAAAATTCTTTAGAAATAAAATTAGAAAGGAAGAAATTTTTAGCCATCATTGGCATTTCTTCATCATCCTCATTCTCGTTTGCTTCGCCTTCTGCATAAGCATCAAAAATCTTTGTTTGTAATTCTGAAAAATCCGAAAGAGCCTTAACCCAGTTTGTACGGCGTTCTTCAAGTGGTATATCTTCATTGCAAAAGCAATCATATCCGGCGTAGTAAAGACAATTTATCAATAATGACATTTGATTTAATGCCAGAGACTCGCCTATATCCTCAAAATAATTTTTCACATTATCCATGTTTGCACTTTGAACTTCCGTTACTAACGCCGCGTCCATAGCGGGGGTAAGTGTAAGTGAATTTTCAATAAGCTGTACTTCTTGCCGGATGAGAATTGAATTCCAACTCTTTGCATCCTCTAAACCTTTTGCGAGAAATTGCGAAGCTAAGTATTTTGGGAGCTCTGTTGCGTAATCTTTGGGATAGATTCGGAATGATTTTGTAGTAAGGAATCCGATTGACATTCCAACGGATAATCCCGCCTCGGAGCGTTCGGCAATTTTTGTTCTGACTTTCTGCGAATCAATATCGGAATGGAAGGCTCCTTCAAAGTATAGTCCTTTTGCATCCTCTCTCGCGTTCGTAGGGTATCCATAGGTTCCAAGAACTGTATATTCAAATCCGTTTGCTGCAGAGTGGGAGTCCGGTACGAAGCCATTTTTCAGAAACGAAGGAATTGATTTCGTATAGCAACCATCCGCAAAAATAGAGCCGTAATTATTTTCTAAGAACCCCTTCAAGTTACCGTAACCAGACCATGAACCACGCGGATCGTTTTTATCGCCGCTCTGAAATTCCATCAAAGGAATTGTAAGTCTCTGAATGCCTGTAGGTTTACCGTCTCTCAATCCTTGTAAAATAACGGCGGGGATTTCTACCGCGTTATAGAGTAAAGGAAAAAAATAGAAAGAGAGTTACGTTTGTCTAAATTTGTCTAATCTCTGTGAAGCTCAATCCAATCGGAGAGAGAGGATTTAAGGATGAGGATACGCCCATTTATTTTTATAGAACGTATATGTTCGCGGCGAACTGCTTTATAAATTGCATCGGGATGAAATTTTATAGGGAGAGATTTTGCGACGCGGAGTTGCGCCCGTTTTGGAGTTGTGTATTTTGATAAATTTATTTTTGCGGTGCGGGATTCCGGCATTAGTGAACTCCGTTAGTTGAGAAACTTTCTTTATGCTTTTCCTTCGTAGGCTTCGGCGTAGGTTGCGGAGCATTCTTATCTGGAATCGTGTCGGCTGCTTTAGTATCTGGTATTTGCGTACCGAACGCAGAGCCCGTTGACTCTGAATAATACTTTGCTCCTTCTTCGCCGCCTACTAATTCTTCCCCTATCAATTCAAGTGTGCGGTCACGGTCTATGAGATTGTAACGCCATTGGTCTATGATTTTCCCTTGCAGTTTAGAATCTGATTCCATTAGTGCCGGAATATCCGAATAATCAAATTCTATTTCTAAATCAGCACCCTTGCAATCATAGAAAACTTCATCTTTGAACCCACGCTTAAAAGCTCTTTGGTATGCTTGCCAAAGTGATACCATTGTATCCTCGTAAAAACTTTGTTTGTCGAGTTCGCGGTTTGCGTATGTTCCGGCGTATTCTAAGCCCGTTAACATTTGAGCATATCCAACTGGCACACCATAAACAGCGCACACGCGAGTTTCAGGGAGCATGGAGAACTCCGTGAGTAACATTTCTTTCGGAGAGAACCCAACCTTTTCAATTTGATAACCCTTGTTCATTAAGGCGGGACGACCTCTATTCCTTCCGTTGAACTTCGTTATAATCTTTTCAATGGCTCCATCAATTTGATCTTGAGTCATCATGTCAGTTTCCGCACCTTCGCCGGGATAGATGACGAACGGCGGCGTTCCGCCATTAAGCAGAAGTGCTACTGATAATTCTGCAACTTGAGAATCTAAGTCGACTAAAGAAGCAAGTGCGAGGAGCGGAGAACTTGAGGTATAGGGACGAAGGAAATTTATTGAAGGAAATTTGAACGGGATTATATCTTCGGGCGGAATGAATTTTCTAAATCCAGCTCCATTATCATACCAGTAACCTTCAATCCATCGTGTCGTTCCTTGTTGTATAGAGATTTGAGAAGCATGGTAAGGATAGATTTCAGATACCACACCGTAGTTATCCCGAACCTTGTGTAAATACATCTTGCCGCCTACATCGTTGTAAATGGAAATGTATTGAAGTAAATCGGTAGTATCTTGGTAGGGGTTTGGATTCTCTAAAAGACGGGATAAATCATTATCTAAGCTCTCGCCCTTATCCTTTTTCTTTTTAACCTTTGTGTTTTTCTTGGAAATAACTAATGGGGCTTGATGGATTGCCTGCGCTCTGCGAGTTACGCAATTAAAAACTAATGAGTTCTTTGTGTATCCTTCGTTTGCGAATTTTAATGTTTCGGGATTGCGGGAGAGTAGCTGATTATAAACGGGCATTAAAGGCAAAGAACCATCGGAATACTGTTGTCCGCTTCGCTGGGGCTGAGAAGAGAGTTCCGAAAAGGCTATTGGCATTTATTGCATAAATGATTTGACAACTCGCAAGTCGGTATTGTTCAAATAAAATACTTTATTTTTTATACCCATCTGATCTAAGAATTCCTCTGTCCGTTGTTTTAATGCGAGAAGTTCGGTTGCTGAAAGTTCGGGTTTGCTACTACACGTAAATACTAAAACGTCTTTTTCTCGTAATAGTTCAGGCTGTAAGATTTTGCATTCGATCTTAATTTTATTCCCTGCAATATCTTTAACTGATTGCTCTAAGTTTTCTATGCGTTTTCCGTTGAACATTCCCATTTAGTTAGCTCCAAAAAAGTTAGGTAGTTTAGGTTTAGTAAGTTTTCTGTGGCATCCAACAAGAGCATCTAAAATGTCATCGTGTCCGCCCGTGAATTCCATGCCAGTTGCAGTTTCCTTTTCAATTAGTCGGCTAAGTTCTAAGAGTGCGGGTTCGTTCCATTCGCCCTCACAAAATTTAATCATGCCAGATTGCGAAGCGGATTGAAAACTACCGATTTCTTTTGTCGCTCTGAAAACTTTATTATCCTTAACGTTATCCGTTTCTGCTTTAATACCATTATGGATTAAAAGTTTTTTCAACTCAAGAACATCCTGAACTCCTGCACCCATTCCTGACTCTAAGTAAACTTTTATATTTGGGAATAGTTCACCCCATTCTATACATTTAGCGAGTATCTCCTGATTGCGTTTTGCTATTTCCCAACGTCCGAAGCGCATATCTGCAATCCATTCGTTCATGGATTTATCGGTTAGCATTAAGCATCCGGCTGTTTGATCTGCTTTCGGATTTTCTGAATAAGCTAAATCCCAATATGCGCAACACGATTTCATTTCGCCGTTCAGGTGCGGCAAACTCCATGCTTGCCCGTTCTTTTGAAGATACCATTGCCGCTTAAAAACATTGCCCTCGTGCGCGGATGGGCGTTGTTGCATTAAGGCTGAAAAATAATAAGTGCTTGTGTTCGCTCTTTCCTTTTCGTAATGTTCTTGCCCGTAATAATCCAGCCATAAGCCTTCATCTTCAATAGTTCGTATATCATAGGGTTTTGCGAATCGCTGCTCAAACATTGCGGGGAGCGATAAGACTTCCCATTGATCTGCACGAGGGTCTGCTTTTGCAAGGCGTAGGAGTCTCCCGACTAAATCATCCTCATTCCAACGGGTAGTCATTATAATTATAGCCGCGTTCGGAGCTTTACGTTTTGAGAATTCCGATTCATACCAGTTCCAAGTTTTCTGCCGAATCGTTGGAGAGTCTGCCGCCTCCGCGCCCTTAACAGGGTCATCTATAATCCCGATTGTAAAGCCGCGTCCTGAAATTGCTCCGTTGATCGTTGTACTGCTATATTTACCTGAAATTTTCCCGCCCGAAATAATATCAAAAACATCGGAGTTCTTCACCGCGCCTTCCGTTTTATTTACAGAGCTTTTGGAGTTTATTCTTGTTTGAAAAACTTCTCTATATTCTTCCGAGTCTATGATTGATTGAACCGCTCGGTTATTTGTAGTGGTAAGGTAGTTATCAAAAGAAACGGCTATTATCTTTTCTTTAGGGTTATGTCCGAAAACGAATGCGGGAAAGATTTGGGACGTTGAGCGGGTCTTGCCGTGCTGAGGTGGCATTTCAATGATAAGCCGGAGAATCTCGCGTTTGCGAACTTGCTCTAACTTCGAGAATAAAAATTTATGGAACCATGCGGGTTTATAATCAGCATCAACGTGACACGCGAAATCTACAAGTGAGGACGTAATTCTTTCTCTCCGCTCTTCCCCTTCGCGCAGTTCACGGAGTTTAGCGTCTATGCGGAGTAGGTTGGGGGAGGGTTCGATCATTAAACTTTCAATAATTCAGCGAGAGAAAATTCAGCCTCGCATAAAGTTTTGGATTCGTCAAACCATCGGCACTTACAGTTATTTATTCCGCCTACTATCCCGCCTGTGAAAAATCGGATTACCATAATGGGGCGTGGCTGTAAGATGGAGTTTGGTTTTAGTATTACCGTGTCCCCTATTTTGAATCCTAATTTTTCATTATTA